CTCCAGATCAGAAAATGAAGAAGCTAACGACGGCGGTCAGGGACTTCAAAAAGCTCCCCATGGAGACCGCTCGGGAGGTAATGAAAAGGCTCAGCTATAAGGTCATCGACCGGACGCCCATTGATACAGGGCTTCTCGTTAATAGCTGGATACCCACGAAGGGCAAGCCGTCTACGCGGGTAACGAAGACGACAGACAAGACTAGGAAGAAGGCGAAGGCCAGGGTGAGGAAGGTGGTCTCGGAACTGAAGCCGGGACAGAACTACTACCTCGCCAATAATCAGCCCTACTCTCTTATCATAGAGATGGGTAGGAACGAGGGTCCGCCAGCGCAGGGGTCACGGATGGCTCCTTACGGTATGCTCCGTCTTACGGTGGCAGAGTTTCAGTCAATCATTAACAATGTTGTTAAGGGTGACAAGAAGCTCTTTATAGAGATTGAGTAATGAGTACATTCTTCAACGATATGCAGGCCGCGCTAGACAGTCAGCTAGACTCCATGGATTCTACGCCTGTTGCATGGCCGAATATCCCGTATGAGCCTGACGCCGGGACAGTGTACTACCGGCCCAACCTTCTCCCTGGTGACACGGAGCAGGTTAGCTTAGGCTCTACGGGGAAGGATGAGACTAACGCCATCTATCAGATTGACGTAGTGGTTCCACGTGGAACAGGTAGGCCGACGCAACTAGATACGGTCGCAGACCATTTCAAGCGCGGTACGGTATTGTCCTATAATGGGACTAAGTTGCGGGTTCGCTCTGTCAGTATCGGTCCTGCAATATTAGAAGGCGCATGGTATTTTGTGCCTGTATCTATCAACGTGCAGACATACACAGGGGCACGATCATGACTATCGCAAACGGCGCGCAACACAGTCTGCACTACGTTGCAGAATCTACTTACGGAACGACCCCCTCCACGCCTACGTGGACGCCCGTTCCCCATACCGGCACGACCCTCGCCTTGACGAAGGACGCCGTGGAGTCCGAGAAGCTCCGTGGTGACCGTCAGGTAGAAGACTTTCGCCACGGCAATAAGTCCGTGTCTGGCGAGATCACTGGTGAGCTTGAGTACGAGGCATTTGATGACCTGCTCCAAGCTGCGCTGTGTGGTTCGTGGACTCTTGATGTACTCAAGGCTGGAACTACCCGCCGCTCATTCACCTTTGAGCGGAAGTTTGCAGACTTGGCTACCGCTGAATACCACCGATACACCGGCTGTGAGATCAACTCGATGTCTCTCAGCGTATCGCCTAATTCTATGGTGACCGCTACCTTCGGGATCATTGGTAAGGATTTGACCCTTGCTACGACCCAGGTGGCTTCTAGCTCCTACAGCTCTGATGTGGGCAACACTCCCTTCGACTCCTTCACGGGGTCTATTCAGGAGGGTGGCTCCAGTATTGCTACGGTGACGGCTCTTGAGCTGTCCCTTGAGAACGGCATTGAGCCCCTGTTCGCAGTAGGCTCCTCCACCACCCAGCGGCCTGCCATCGGCAAGTCTCGGGTGACTGGTACGCTGACGAGCTACTTTGAGTCCAAGGCTCTGTACGAGAAGTTCCTTAACGAAACCAGCAGCAGCATTGCTCTGACCCTGACCGACCTCGACGGTAACGACTACCTCATCGAGATTGGGAATGTGAAGTACAACAGCGGTCAGCCCGATGTGTCTGGTGAGGGCGCTGTGACCATCGCCATGGACTTCGTAGGCCTCTACGATGCCACCGATGCGTCTAACATCGTCATTACGCGGACTGCTGCATAAACCATAAAAGGGCGGTTTTATGGAGTTCAATAGCCTAGCTACGGCTGTTTCCCACGAAGCCGGGGCAGAGGTGAATATCCTCTCCCCGGTGGACGGGACCCCCACCGATGTCTTCATCACTATCCAGGGCGCTGACTCTCGGGAGTGGCGGAAGCAGAAGAAGAAGCAGACCTCCCTCATCATTGCTGCTAAGTCCAACGACAAGCTGCAAGACCTCGACTATGACGCTATGGACGTTGAGGCTCTCGTAGCCGTGACCCTGGATTGGCGCGGGATCGTTAAGGATGGTGAGGAGTACAAGTTCAGCAAGGCCAACGCCAAGGCTCTCTACAATCAAGCCCCGGCGGTGGTTGAGCAGCTAATCACCTTCCTCGGTAACGGCGCCAATTTTACCAAGGGCTAGTTGATGAGTTCGTAGCCTTTGGGCGCTGGTGTATGAAGATGCACTCAGCACCTGAAGGCTCATCAATTAGCCGGTACGAGACGCTGAAGCAAGTAGAGAAGTCCACAGGACGCACCCCTCCTGAGCTTCTCAACACCCCCTCTTTGTCCAGAGACTTCCAGCACGCTTGGGAAGCGTATACGTCGCTCAGGGAGTATACTTATACTGAGCTAGACAGCTATATGCGCCTAACTGGCTGCGAGTTAGATTGCTGGGAAGTTGAGGCAGTCATGACTTTGGCGAAGTATCGCGGGGTACAAGAAAAATGACTACTGAAGTCGGCACTCTACTATTTAAGACCGAAACCCGAGACATCGTACGAGCCGAGAGGGAGATCGCTCGGCTTGAGAAAGAAGTCGCCAAGATCGAGAAGAGCCAGCAGCGCGCAGCCGCTCAGGCCGTCAAGCTATCTGACTCCAAGTACAAAGTAGCCAAATCCGCAGCAAGAGCCTCCAAGGAGTTCAAGGCCGTAGGCTTTGAGTTCATGAAGGTCAATATAGAGGCTAAAAAGACCGCCCAAGCTGTTACCCAACTAGAGGCCGCAACGCAGAAAGCCGAGCGGCAGATGGACAAGATTGAAGCTGCGGCTATGAAAGGCCGTGGCGGCTTCCGCTCAATGCGGGGATCGGTGTCTCAGCTCGGTATGCAGATGCAGGACGTCGCCGTCCAGCTACAAATGGGCACCAATGGCTTGATAGTTTTAGGTCAGCAGGGCCCCCAGATTCTCTCGCTCTTTGGTCCCGCCGGTGCCATTTTCGGTGCGTTCGTCGCTGCCGGTGCTGCCGCAGCCAATATGGCGCTTGGGTTCGGGAAGGCAAAGGACGAAGGTGAAAAGCTTGCCAAAGCCATGGATGCGGTGGACCTTGCCTTTGAGAGGGCAGAGAGCGGGTCATACGGGCTTAGCCAGCGCATCAAGGAGCTAGCAGACCGCTCCCAAGAGCTTGCACGTGTTGAGATGGCTTTGGGTATTGCAAACGCACGGGTGCAGCTCCAAGAAGCCGAAAGCCAGATGGTCCGGTCCTTCGACAGCATCATGGAGCGGGCTGAGGTTGCGGCCCAGCAGTTTGAGCGGTTTGGGCAAGCAGCGGAGCATGTTCAGAACACAGAGCTTCAGTTTCGCGGCGTTCGGCAAGAGTTGGATAATTTAACAGAGAGGTTCGGGCTGACTAGAGAGCAAGCTCTATCTCTTGCTACGGCATTTAACAGGTTCCAAGAGAATAAGTCGGAAGAGAACTTCCAAGGGCTGTCAGATGTAGTAAGGGACCTCGCCACCTCGACGCAGACTGCCAATCCTGAACTCGCAGAGTTCTTCCGTACGTTCCTAGACGCGGACGTAGCTGCGCGTGATGCGGCAGAAATCCTAAAGATATTTAACGAGCAAACAGAGATCACGGGAGAGAAGGCCGAGGAGTCTACTCAAGCTCTCATGGACTCTATTGAGGCGCTTGAGTTGCGAGCGGCTACTGTAGGAATGACGGCTCGCCAAGAAGCTCTTTACCGCCTAGAGCTAAGCAAGGCCAGTGACTTTGAAAAAGCGGTCATGAAAGAGCGGATTGAAACGGCCTTTGACGCTATTGATGCGAAGACCGAAGAGCTAAAAGCTAAGAAGGAGGCAATTAAGCTCGATAGGCAGGAAGGCGCATTACGTGCGCAGTTCGCAGCAAATGATCTCAAGCGCCTAGATCAACAGCAAAGGGCACGAGAGAAAGAAATTACGACCCGAGACCGAGCGCTTCAGGCAGCGTATGACTACGCTCAAGGCATCATTGCGATGAATGACACTGAGCAAGAAGCCTTTGATCGGATGATCGCTGAGAAGCGCGCAAAGCTGGAAGCGGACTACGCAGCAGGTTTGACGCTTGAAGCAGACTACCAAGCGGCTAAGACAGCGCTGATAGAAGCGGAAGCGAATCGAGCGGCAGAGATAGAGAAGAAGATCGCCGCAGAGCGCACGAAGGCCCTTCTCCAAATGGAAGACATCTTCATGTCCGGCAAGTCGGACAGAGCGAAGGCCGCATATCGCATCGGCGTGAACCTTATGAACAAGGAGAAGCGCGACAACGCTGAGCGGATCATCTCTGAGTCCTACGTAGCCGCCATGAAGGCGTACAGCGCTCTAGCCAAGATCGACATCGTAGGCCCTGTGCTTGGCGCTGCTGCCGCTGCCGCTGTTATTGCTACTGGTGCCACCTATGCCGCTGGCGCCCTCTCAGGACGCGCCCTAGGCGGTCAGGTACGGCCTGGAGAGTCCTATGTGGTGGGTGAGCGTGGCCCTGAAATCCTGACCATGGGCAACGCTGGAGGACGGGTAACGCCTAACTCGGCCATTACCAATAACAGCCGCCTGACGTATGCTCCTACGGTCAACATCTCGGGTGGCGCAACGGACCAAGATCGCGCCATGTTTATGGCTGAGCTGCGCCGTCAGAAGGCGGAGATCGCTGACTTGATGATGCGGAGACGCTTCTAATGGCTACGGCTGACACTACATTTCCTAGCATCGCTCCTAGCTCCTCGTCATGGACGATGATCTCTAACACGCGGCAGTTCACCTCCCC